ACGAGTACTTGATCCTAATAATCTAGCCAATGTTGGTTTTCCTGTGTTCTATCGAAACACTCCAGTTAAAACTGGCTATGCTAGAAATCATACACAGAAAATTAATGATGAAATTTCAGCCAACTACCCCTATGCTCGAAGATTAGACAATGGTTGGAGTAAACAAAGCCCCAATGGTATGGTCAAGCCAACTATTGCCGCAATTAGAGCATACATTAAAGCACAACTAGGAATATAATATGGCCAAGACCGTAGATGAAATTGTATTAAAAACCTCCGTTGAAGGAGCACAGACCTTAGATCAGGTCAATGCCAAATTAGCCAGCATTGATGAAAGTGCTAAGAAAACAGCCACCGCAATGAATCAAGTTCAAGGTGGTGTGCGAAATGTTGCTTATCAAATTCAAGACTTGGCTGTTCAGATCAGCATGGGCACCAATGTGTTCATGGCTCTTGGTCAACAGTTACCGCAATTACTATCGGGATTCGGCACCATGGGTGTTGTCATTGGTGCTGTGGCCGCTGTGGCTATTCCAGCATTACAAGCAGGATTGAAAGCCGCTGGTATTGACATGCGTAATCTCAAAGAGATGACTGATGATTATGCTAAAGCTAATGAAGCATTTATTGCCGCACAAAAACAAAATCAAACAACCCTAGCAGGATTAGGAACATCATACGGTTCTTTAACAGCAGAAGCAAAAAGATATTTTGAAATTAAAGAAAAATTAAATGAAGCAAGAGCTGAAAGAGCTTCAATTGATACAGTTAAAGAACTTACAACCGAATATGGAAAATTAAGTAGAGAAAGTGTGGCGGCTGCTAGAGCACAAGGACAAGCCATTGGTGCTGGTGGAGGAGCAGGTCAAGCTGCAGCCGAAATTGGCATTTGGTTCCGTCAATGGCGCAAGGGTCTAACTGAGGAACAAGGTTATGCCGTTGCTGATATGTTAAAAACTATCGATGCGGCGAGCCCGGAAAAAACTGTCGAAGCTATTAGTAATGTTTTAATCTATTTAGAAAAGATTGGTCCCGAGGCAAAGTCATTTAAAGAAAGCTTTGAAAAGACAGTTGAACCATTGATGAAAATCAATGATGAATTAATTAGACAAAAGACTAATATTGCCGAGGCAGCAAAACAGGCCAGTGAGTTTAATGCCAAACTATTAAACATTCAATCTAGTTACATTGGAAGAATAGGTGATGCTCGCAGGGCATTTGATCCTGTATATGCTTTACAATTAGAAAAAGAACAAAAACTTGCGGAAGTTAGAGCACAGTTTGCTGAAAAGAACAAAGACAATGTTAATAGAAGCAAAGAACAACTGGCCGCTGAAGGTAAAATTATTGCTGAAATTAGTGACAAGCAAAAAGATCTAATTAAGGCACAGCAAGAAACATTCTATGCTCAACAGTTAAACAATGAGGCTAAAGATAGAGGCCTACGAGTTCAACGCAACATTAATAATTTACAATTAGAGCAGATCAATAGTTTAGACTACGATAAAAAACTTGAAGAAGATATATTAAAAAATATTGAAGCACAAATCATAGCTGATTTTGCCATTCTTGAATTAAGTAGAAAGAGACAAATTAATGCTGAACAAGAAGCAATGTTGTTGCGCCAATCTGCTGATAATAGAAAATTAGCAGATCAAGTAAGTCTACAGAATATTGAAAAGATTAGAATAGAAAATGAACGATCAATCCGTCTACAAGTTGAAGGATTGGCCACACAAAACTCTATCAAGGAAAAGTCAATTGCTCTCGAAGAAAAGATCTTTGGCATGAGCACACTAAGACAGGAAACTGAAAAGAAACTGTTTGATATTCAAAATTCTCGTGATAGAGAAATACAAAATATCAACAATAATTCTAGACTAAGTGATGCTGAAAAGTTAGATGCCCTAATCCGTATCAATGAACAGTATGGTATTAGTAAAGATCTTGCTGAACAAGAATATCAATATAGAAAGCGCCTAAGTGAAAGCTTCCAAGCCGGTGCCTATGATAGAGTTAAACAGATTACAGAATCGTTTGATAACTTCAAAACTGCCGGTATGGCCGTTGATAGTGTCTGGAATAACATGAGTTCAGCCTTAGACAACTTTGTTGAAACTGGTAAGTTTAGATTCGGTGATTTTGCTCGTAGCATTATATTTGATTTAGAAAAGATTGCTCTTAAATCAGCTGTGATTGGATTATTCAAGAGTTATGGACTAGGTGATATCTTTACATTGCCAGGTCGTGCCGCAGGTGGTCCGGTTAGTAGTAATACTCCATACATGGTTGGTGAAGCAGGACCTGAACTATTCATTCCTAACAGTTCTGGCAACATTGTGCCTAATGGTAAGTTAGGCGGCGGTGGCACAACAATCATCAACAACATATCAGCCATTGATGCTAAGTCTGTGGCACAACTATTTGCGGAAAACCGTATGACATTGTTTGGCAATGTTGAACAAGCACGCCGTGAATTGCCAATGAGGACAAGATAATGAGTTTACAAAAAATAGTTAACAAGGCACAGTCAATACAATTCAATCGCCGCAAGGTCATTGGTGTTCAATATACACGAAGCGAAGTTGCTCTACGCAATGAAACAGTGACTAAAAATCCGTGGAAGTTAACCATTACTTTCCCGGCCTACTTGCCCTATGCTACCAATAGAGATCTAATTGAAGCATTGGACACATTAGATCGCCGTTCAAGTGAAACTGTTTCATTCAGTGGCAACACAGGCCTAAGTTGGTTATGCGCTTATCAGGGTGATATGAGTTTAGCACAACGCAACGCATTAACAGTCTCTAGTTTTAGTGGTAATCAACTAGTTTTAGGCAACTTACCTGCTGTGGACAATAACTTTGTATCTAGCAAAGTTATGTTTAAAGCTGGAGACTTCCTTCAAATCACTGGTCAACCATATCCATTCACAGTTGTTAATACTGTGACTAGGGGAACCGACAGCACAATTACTTTGACAACACATCGTCCTAATATGATTACAACCAGTGTAGTTGGCTCAACATTGAAGACAGGCAATGATGTTCAGTTCAAAGTGTTTTGTCCTAACATGCCCGTCTACACCATAATTCCAGGTAGATACATTCAGTTTAATGAAAACTTTCAATTAATTGAAGATGTTGGAGCAGCCTAATGTCTACATCAATTACACAAGTTCAAAATAAGTTAACATTACGAGATGCTGAGTTTGTGCGTATCACTATGGCAGATGATGCCCAGACACACTATACATTCTCCACAAGTTTTAGATCGCACACCTTCAGCACAGATCAATTTCCTAACCAACCTTACACAGAAACTACCAAGGCAACAGTTTTTAGTCCAATGGGTGGACTAGTTTCAATCAGTGGACACCAGCGTGACCTAAGTGTAACCAGTTATGATACCAGCATTTCATTGGCGGGTATTGACCAAACTAAACTTAATCTAATTCTAAATGCTGATAGAGGATTGAAAGGCGCCAAGGTTGAGATATGGCGTGGATTCTACACGGACAACTATGAATTAGATGGTGCTCCTGTGCTTCGTTATACTGGCATTGTAACTGGTTATAATCTAGAAGAAAACTATGGTGAAATGTCTGATACATATCAAATGACCATTCACTGTAGTAGTTTTAAGCGTGTATTAGAAGTTCGTCTAGCAGGACGCTTTACAAATAAATCAAGTTGGCGTAGTGTCAACGCAAATGATGCTGGCATGGACAATGTTGCCGCATTGAATGGCGCCAAATATAACTTCGGACAAAAACTAGCATGAAGATCCGCCACGCTAACAAATTTGACATTCCAAGACTAATTGAAATGATGAAAAACTATCGTTCAAATAGTCCATTGCCATGTCTATTGGCTAGTGACAATGTTGCTCATGTTGAAAATATTCTTACACAAATTCTCGCAGGCAGAGGCATAATCTTTGTTGCCGAGAAAGAACAGGTTGTTGGTATGTTGATTGCCATTCGCAATCCAAACATATGGGATCCTAGCATAACTGCTATTAATGAATTGGCCTATTGGGTTGAACCCGAACATCGAAATACGACTGCTGGTTACAAATTATTAAGTAAGTATCGTGACTGGTGTGAACAGGCCAAGGCGCTTGGCACCATCCATTATTATACAGTTAGCAAAATGGTTACAAGTCCCGATCTATCCTATGATAGATTAGGATTTAAAAAATTAGAAGAAATGTGGGAGCAATAATATGCCAGCAAGTTTAATCGTTCCGTATCTGGTTACAGCATTTGAATTAGGAGTTGTGGGCACCGCTGTGGCTACATTGGCTATTCGTGTAGTTACTACATTGGCTATTTCAAGTCTTATTGCCAAAGATATGATGAATAGTCCTCCAGAACAGGGCAATCAGGGTGGACGAGTTCAACTTCCACCGGCTACAAATAACAAACTACCTGTTCCCTACGGTGAAAGTTGGGTAAGTCCAATAATCACTGATGTTAAAATATCAACTGATCAACAGACCATGTGGTATGTGCTATCATTTGGTGAAACAACCACAACGGGAGACATATCCTTTGGTAACGTCTACTGGGATGACAAGCGATTGCTATTTGACCCAGCTAACCCAAGTGAGATATGGGGTTGGTTTATTGAAGGCGAAAGTGATACACCCGCTGACAACACAATCATAACTGGAGTAGCAGGCAAAATTTCCATGTGGTTCTATCGCAATGGAAGTGATATTACAGGAACAATTCACAACTGTAATGCTACCACTGAACCCTATGGCGGTTCTAACGGAACAACTACTGTTACCGCCAAATCAGTTTTACAAGATAATAACATTTTACAAGCACAACATTGGGGCGCTAATCACAATATGACCAACACAATTTTTGCTATTGTGCGTGTCAAATACGATCAGGACCATGGAGTTACTGGATTAGGCAACATCAAAGCAAAAATAATTAACACACTAAATCAACCTGGTGCTGTTATGGTAGATTATCTAACCAATGAAAGATATGGAGCAGGAATTCCATTGGCAAATATTGATACAGCCAGTTTCACAGCACTAGACTCATATTCCGCTGGCCGATACCAAATTAACGGATTAATTGATACCAGCCGAGATTGTTTAACTAATCTAGTTACCATTGCGGATAGCGCAGACAGTTGGTTACAGTGGAATGAAGCACAGGGCAAATGGGCCGCTATTATCAATAGAAGCCTTGTGGAAGCAGGTGGAAGCACCTCTACAATGCGTGTTATAGGTATGGACAACATCCTAGGTGGTGTTAACATCAGTCCACTTGACCTAAACAATACCTATAATAGTGTCAACGTTCAATTCCCAAATACAACTATTAGAGATCAAAACGATTTCCGTTTGCTTGAAATAGATC